AGGCCCACCAGCTTGGGGATGATCGCCCCTGCAGTCGGGTTGCGCAGCAACAGGACCTGGTTGGTGCCTTGGCTGTAGGAGAAGGTGTCGGTGCCGTTGAGCGTGGTTTCGACAAGCGTCGAGACCCCGTTCGCGGCAAGCGCGGTCTGGGTAATTGCAGGCATTGGGGATTACTCCGAGGTTTAGAGGCTATCCGTCCGCAGGGGGATGCGGATCGGCAGGCGGTAGTCTGTGCCGTCGCGGTAAGGCGGCAAGGTCTGCGGATGGTCCGGCACAAGCAGGCGACGACCGCTGGCCATTGTCACTCGCATGGCGGCAGGAAATAGATTGCCAAGCTGCACTTGCAAAGCGCGGCCTGCTGTTTCGAACTCGTCCAGCCCGGTCACAATCGTCGCAGATAGAAAGCCACGCCAGACCGGCAGACTCTTGGCCATGGTGTCATCCGTGACACCCGTAGGCACCAACGATAGCGCGAGGTATGGCCGCGCTGGAATGCTGTCCTTGTTGGCCCACACAATGCGCGGAAACTGCCCCGATGCGATGATGATTTCACCAACCGCCTGCATGATCTCGTTTTCGTCAATCATGGCTTGTGCTTCTCTGCATTGACGGCAACGATCTGCTCCCACTTGGCCGCCGCGCCACCGACGAAGTGATTACCGTCCTGTTCATAGGTTCGGCCCAAGGCGTCGGTTCCGACAAAACCAAGTTCCATCCGCATGGCATATTCTGCAGTCCATGCGAACCGCGCCACGTCGCCGGGTTCCATCTCGTTGATGGTCAACTCGATGTTCGAACTATCGTCCGGGCCAAACTCACCATTGAGGCCAGATGCCACGGTGTTGCGCAGATTGCCTGTGTCAACTGGCATCCGTCCGCCTTGCGCTTTAGGCAGCCCAGCATCCTCGATCACATCCGCCACACTGTCGCGCATGACAGAAAGCTGCGCTGCTTTGGTTCTATTGGCCCAATCTGCCACCGATGCTGCGAAGCTTTTCATTTGGCATGATCCGATAGTTGGCCGTGCAGCGGCATTGGATTGTTTCCGCCCCCGACGCACCGTGGGAGGTGTCGCCGGGATAGCTCAACATCGCCCCTGACGGGCTGACAAAGGTTCCACCGAATGTGATGGCCTGCTTGTTCAGGCTGGTGTGGGTGTCGCGTGTTCGCCCGTCGCCGGTTGCAGACCAAGTGAGCCTGATTTGATCGGCTCGCACCGCCCCGCTATCGACAAGCTGAGCAAACCCCTCGTGGGTTCCGGCCCGCAGTGCTGTGATGGCTTCGGTTCGCGCAATGGTTTCGCCCCGCAATTGCAACAGCCGGTCCTTGTATCGTCCTGTGATCTTGTCGATCTGATCAGCAGTCAGGGGTTTTCCATCAGCAATCGCCTTGCGAATGGTCTTGTCAAACCGCGCATCCCGACGTTGCCGGGTGAAGTAGTTTGTGTCCAGATTTTGCAACTCACTCCGCGCCTTGATCACAGCATCGGTTTGGTTTGAAGTAAGGCCGATAACGCCGCCTTCGCGCTTGCCGGTTGCCGGGTTGATGCGCCCGATGATGTCCAGCGCGATGTTGCGCGGATTGCGCCCCGCTTTCACCCCGGCTTCGATAGTGGCGCGGACGGCTTGGCGCTGATCGGTGATAATGTTCTCAATCAGGGTAGATGACCGCTCCCGGGCCCAAGCTTCTGCGCGTGGGTGGCGACCGTTGAAGCCGAGGATTACTCGGCCCCCGGAAAAGGGTCACGCATCCTTGGCAATGATGCCAGCGCCATAACGCCCCCTTGCCAGAATACCTCTGCCATGACGCGGTCAAGTGGCGCATAGAACGACTTGTCGAGACGCAAGGCCTGCACTGCGGCCTCGACGTTGCCGGTCTGCAAGTGGCCGATGATGGCTTGCATCTGCGCGACACTTTTCACTTGTTCAACTGCGTCCAGAAACGCCTTGCGCAACTGCGGCTCAAACGTGTCCAGAACGGCTTGGATATCGGCGGGAATGCGGTTCAACTTGCCAACTCCACCTTGTAGAGCAAATCAACGCCACCGGGCGCGACTGCCTCTACAGCTGATACATCATGCAGGATGCCCCGCACAGTCACCTTGTCGCCTTGGGCCGGAACGACCGGACCCGGCGCGACAAGCAGCACGCGAGCACTGCGAATTTCGGACGTGCCGTCAATTCGGATGCGCCGTGGCTTGCCGTCAATCGCCTTGCATGTCAGCGCGGCAGTTACAGTTGCTGTCGCATCCCATGGCGTGACCGGGCCGCTTGTCTTGCGGTTGACGATCACGTCAAATCCCACACCAGCGATGGCTGCGATGACATCAGAAGCAATGGCTACCCAGTTCTCTGCCATGATCAGACCACGAAGGCAGAGGGCATATCGCCCATGGCGGCCACGCCCGAAAGCAGGCCGCGAATTGCGAAGATCGTCGGCTTCATGTCTGCGGCCTTCGGATCAGATTTGAGGGGTGTCCACTTCAATGTGTCCAACCCAGTCAGCACCTTCGCACTGCCCATCCGCACGTCCGGGGTGAGGCCGAACGGGGTGGTGATTTCACGCGTGGCAGCTTCGACAATGGCATACTTGACCACATCTGGCGCGGTTGCATCGGTGAAGCCGACCAGCCATTTACGATTGTATTCGCCCGCGATGTAATCCTGTCCGCGCCGCAGGGCTGCGGTCTTGGCGGTGTTGTCACCTGACCATGTCAGCCCACGAGAGGCGGCGTAGGCATCGGCTTCGGCAACGGTGACGGCGGATGCGGTAAATGAAAGCATTTCGCCTCCCTTCGGGGTGATAGGCGGCAGCGGTTCAACCCGCCGCCTGTCTGTTTATGGCCGCGCGGTTACGCGACGCCGGTCACATAGCGGATCGCCTTGGGGCGACGGATCGACAGGGGTGCAAAGCGGAACATCGCGGGCACACGCACCGACAGGTTGATCAACTGGGGCGGCAAGAACCGCAGCGACATCGGCATGTGCAGTTTCAGCACAGAGGGGTTGCGCTTGTAGACCACCATCTTGGTTGTCAGGCGATGGTCTGCGATGATCATCAATTCCTTGCCCGTGCGCGCGGTGTAGACATTGGATTTCTTGATGAATTCCAAGATCGTCATCGAACTGGTGGCATCAATCTGCTTGGTGGCGATGATGCCATAGGCCGCCATAGGCAGGACCACTGTATCGGCCATATCAATCCCGTTGGTGTCGGTCATGATGGCGGTCAGAGCGGTGTTGATTGCGGCCAAAGCCTGAGCCGCGGTTCCGGCCGCAAAGGTTGCAGCAGCCGCCGCAGACGTGATGCCGGTGGTGTTGTAAAGGCCCTCGATGCCCTCCCCGCCGTTGAGTGTCACCTCGTCCACCAATTGCTCGTAGGACAGGCGTGCAGCCGCCGCGCCATCGGCGCTGAGGCTCTGGCCCATCATTTGCGCTTGGCCGATCTCGGTCAGCGAGAACTCATAACCGATGCCGGCATCCAGAATGCCCTGTTCAAACTTGGTTTTCATCAAGTTGGCCATCGGAATGTCGTCGCCAGTGCCATTCATCAGCTTGGCGCGACCGACCATGTCTGATGTGAAGAAGGTGACCGAAGCCGTAAACGGATTGGCCGATGTGTCAACCGGAACCATTTCCGCATAGCGGATTTCAGGGTAAGGCACTGCCAGAACTTCGCGCTCGATGTGCGAAGCCTGCCCGGTGACGAAGCCAAGCGCGGCTTGAGCGTCCATCATTTGAAATGTCATGCTTTCAGGCCTCCTTAGCCCAGATAGACGCGAACAAGGCCACCGATGATTGCGGTGTTCTCAAACTTTGCGCCAGCGATGGTGGTTACGAGGCCTGCACCGATCACGCCCGTCGCGGCAGTGAACGTCACAGGATCGGCAGGGGTAACAGCGGTCGATGCGGTCACCCAGACCGACCCCTTGCGGATCACACCCGCGACTTCGCCCACTGCATAGCTGTCAGCGGAGCGGGTTTTGTCGGCAACGGCGATGCCTTCGAAGCCAGTGCCTGCCAGCTTGGCTGAGCCGTCTGCCGTGCCACGGCCAACAGCCAAGCCGAACGCGACAGCGGCAGTCTCGACCTTGCGCGATGCGATGTCCTGAATGCCTGTCGCATCAGCGATCATGCCCGCGTAGCCCAGCGGAGTGCGAGTCGGGTAGGTCCCGATGGTGTCTTGAATAGTCATTACTTGCCCCCCTTCCATGCATCAGACAGTTGCTTGTTTCGCTCGGCGTAGATGTCGCCGGTCGGTTGTTTGTTCTTGCCGTCGGCCAGTGCGGCCTTGATCGGGTCGGCCTTGTCGGCGGTCGCCAGAATGTCAAACATGGCATCCAGATAGGCCTCGGACTTGCCGGTTGCTTCATCGCCGATCTTGGCAGTGACCACAGCGCGCTTGATATCGGAGACGGACTTGCCAGCGGTATCAATGGTCGCGTGAATGGCCTTGGCCTTGCCGATCAGGTCGGCGCGATCTGCCACCAACTTGTCGATATCGGCGTCGGTCATGGTCTTGGCCTTCAGGGCTGTGATTTCCGCGTCCTTGGTGGCCAGACTGGCGTCTTTGACTGCCATGGCTTTGTCGTGATCTGCCATGGCATCGGTCAACGCCTTGGCGGTGTCGGCCTTGAAGGTGTCGATGGTGTGAGCGTCTGCGGCTGCAACTTGCACAGCCTTGTCGCCCAGAACCACCGTTTTGAGTTGGTCGGACATGCCGATTTCCTTCTGTTTCGGGGTTAGCGGGGCAACGCCCCATGGTGCCGCATCGTCGCCAATGCGGAGTTGCGAACCGCCCCGCGCCTTTGGCACGATGGCAAGGTGATTGATGCGGATAGGTCCGGTTTGGACCGCCTGATAGGCTGTGCCATCTGGGGCCACACCGTCACGCATTTGGACGCCGGTGGTGTAACCCATCGAGACTTCGCGGGTGCCAGCCTGAATTTCGGCAATCGCGCCTGCATCCATGATCTTGTAGGGCACACGGACAAATTCGCCGTCGCGGGCAATGTCAGTGCCGATGTCACCAACCGCGAGCACCTTCCAGTTGTCGGCAGTGACAGGTTCGAAAGGGTGGCCAATGGTCACAGGTTTGCCTGCGAATGTGGCCAAGCTGTCCTTGGCAAACACCACTTCCGGCGCGCGGTAGACAGTGACAACGCCACCATCCATGATGCCAAAGTCGGATGCCAGGTAATCCTGGCAACCAGTGCGGGCGCAAAGCACCTCCCCAACCATGTAGCCATCAGCGGTTATTCGCACCCCCGTCAGGGGCGCGGTATCGATGAATTGGTGCTGCATGGTCAGACCTCCTTGATCGACTGCTGCCAGTCGTCTTTGACTTCCTGAAAGATTTCAGGCCCCAAGACGATCTTTCCGGCGTATGGCGTCACCGTCGCCAAGTCCGGCGCATCATCGGCATAGCTGATGGTGATATGCGGCTGGTATTCCGCATGATCCCAAGACGCGCCCGTGTTCTTGATTTCCTCATGCCGCCAAGACAGGTGCGACGATGCGAACAGCAAGACCTTGGACGCGCCGAATGCCTCCATCAGGCGAGGGCCGCCCGCTGCCACTTCAACCTCGGCCTGCCACACCTCGCCAACCTTCATCCAGTCAACAGGTGTCCGGCTGAAAGCGATTGTGACGTGCAGATCGGAAGCTTCCAGCGTGGTCTTGAAGCCTTGCTCTTTGGCCCAAGCGATGATGTCTTTCGTGTTCACAACGTTGCGCCGCACGTAAAGGGTGCGCGGTGCAGCGTCGTTCTGCAAAGGATCGACTTCTGGCTTCACCTCTGGTGTCGTCGCGGCTTCAATCGTGTCTGGCCCGTCTGCGCCGTCTGGGTTTTCAGTCTCCCATTGGTCAACAGCACCTTCAAGGCCTGGCATCGCCCCGCTTTCGGTCAGCAGGTTCACCGCCGCCTCTGCCAAGGGCTGATCAGGGATAAGCTGCGTGTCGCGCAGCACCTTGATCATATCAGCATGAGTCTTGCCGATGGTGGCGCGCTCAGTATCACTCACCTGCCACAGGCTGGCCCAACGATAATGCACTTCCTCTGGACGTGCACCCAATGCAGATCGGATCAAGCATTCATCCAGAACGGACATTGCCGGACCCATCTCCAGCTCTTGCGATGCACTCACCCGGTCGTAATAGTTGCGCGTGTCGCTCTCGCCTGTCGCATTCATGCCGCCCGGCGCTTGACCCATGAGCCTCGTCATTGGGATATCGGCTGCACCCGCCGCAATCATCATGAACCTATCAAGCACCTCCGGCAGACCAGAGAACGAGGCAGTCTTTTGACCGATGATTTCCTCAGCGTCATGCATCAAAGCGCCATTGATGCCCTTACCCGTCATCGCCAGACGCCAACGCTTCAGCAGAACCTCTTCGTATCCGCTGTCGCCAAGCTTCTGCATCAATTCAGGGATGCCGACTGTGTCCACCTTGGCCTCAAACACCAGCGATGCGATGTTTGCCGCCGTGGCGTCTACATTCATCACGGCATCCATGATAGCCTGCAGAACCGAATCCCCCCAGCCAATCTCGGTGTTGGACATTTCAGGGTCCGGCGATTGCGCACCATGGAAAATTACCAACCGGGACGGATGCACGCGAGGTGCGCTTGCAGCCCCAACCGAAAGCATCCACATTGCTGGCGCTCCGAAATAATCAGACGCGGGGTTGCGGTCCAAATCGACAGCCGACAATTGACGCTTATGCAGCAGGGTGACGTATTTCAGCCCCCCTGCTTTGATGGTTTCAGGCAGCAGCGGCAACGATGGGTCAGTTGCCCCGTCACCGATCATCAGTGCGGCTCCGCCGAACAACCGGGCGGCCACGCGAGCCTTTAGAACCTTCAGCTTGACGCCAAGGCGGACTTCTTCGGCCTCGATCATGGTGATCTGATCTTTTTCCGCCTGCCAGTCGCGCCACTTGCGGCAACTGTCCAGAGCCGGAATATCCACGATCTTGCGCGGCAACCAAGCCCCGCGATAGGCGTTTTGCAGCGCGTAAGGTGAAAGAACCGGGGCCGCATATGTGGAAAATGCAGCCTTGTCCCGGTCGGTGCCGAGGTTGGCCACCACGTTTTGCAGGCCATCGGCCATGACGAATGATTTGGTTCCGTCCGCGTGAAGGCGAACACGGGGCTTAGTCATGCCGCCTCCTTAGATGTTTGCGAGGGTGTAGCGGGAATTGCGGATCGGCCAGAACGCCATAACCACAGCGTCGGCAAGGTTCGGCGACTTCGTTCCCGGCGGTGACTTATCCACCACCAGTTTCAATGCACCAGCCGTTCGGCTTGCCGTCGCTTGCCCCAGCTCTTTTTGCAGTTGGGCCAGCTTTGGAAGCGCGCTTGGCAAACTGATCAGATCTTCTGGTGGGTAAACAACACCCTGTGTCACCGCCCGCCATGTCCGCTCGAACCGGCGACGCAGTTGCCACCACGCCTGAGCCTTCAAGTTGGCGTAGAAGTCCTTGTTCAGCGGCGTCTGCTTGTCGCGCGGCTCGATATGTCCGTCAGGGTCTTGGACCCCCGCGCCTGCGCTCCAAGCAAAGAATGTAAGGCCCTTCGGTAGATCACCCACGGCAGCGAGCCGGTTGGCTTCCGCCTTAACCCCGGCACCAATGCCAACGCTGTCATATTGCAGCGCGACGGGGCCAAGCCCCGCACACATCGCCACAGCGCGCCGTGTGGTGTCGCCAGTGTCGCCTTCTGCCCAGTCATCGGCGGATTGCAGCACTGCACCTTTGCGCAGCGCCAAGGCGTTCTTGTCGCCGCCCTCGTCTGCCACGTCCAAAGCGCCGATCTGCGCGCCCGTCGCTTCAAACCCAAGCTTCACATGCGCATCAATCGCGGCGATAATCCAATCGGCCGGGATGATGACGCCGTCAACCGATGCCGAGTAATTCCGCTCAACTTCTTGCGCAAAGACGTGCAACAGGCCGTCGGCCTCAGCCTTCTTTTTCCGCGCCAAATACCACGCATCGTCTTTCGCCGGATGGTCGCGCCAATCCATCACGAAGACGTTGGTGACACCCTCAATTGCGGGACCACCTGCCCACTCAACGCCACCTTCGCGGCGTCTGTGGAAGACGTTGCCAAGGCCGTTGACCGATGAAATATCCATCTGCACACGGGTATTGTCAGCAAGTGCGGCCTCGATCTTTTCAGGCCGCTCATAGTGGGCGCTTTCATCCTTGAAGTAGATCAGCTTTCGCCCGCCGCGACCGATGTTGTCGCCAGCCTCCCCGGTGATCGTCGCGCCCGTCTGTGGGTTGACAATCCGCATGTAGGTCAGGTGATCGTCCTGGTTAAACCCGACTGGCAAGAACTCGCGCGGCATACCCCGAATGAGCATTCGCATCTTTTCAAAGATGCTGTCCGGGTCCCCGATCTTGTCAACCAGTTGCTCTTTGCGACTGCCCCAGCCGACAGCAGCGCCGGGGTAGAACCGCCACAGCCAAACCGACACAGCGGAACAAACCCACGTTGCTCCCATATCGCGGGCCTTTTCCATCAGCCCATTCTCCTCACCCGCGATGCAGGCGAGAATGAATTCAACCATCTGCGCCTGCCGCTCGAACATGATGAACGGCATTTTCGCAGGCGTCTTCCGCCCGGCATTGCGAGGGTCGTATGTATCAAGCCAGTGGTTGATAAACTCCACCGGATGCGTCCGGTAAAATTCCATCGCCCCGGACATTAGCGCCGGGTTGGCGCGCATGGCCAGAAGCTGTTTTTGACGCCACGCCCAGACGGAAACGTAATCCGGTGGCCAATCAGCCTTTGTTAGCGTCAAGGGTGGCTGCATAGGCTTCTGCGGCCTCCTGCGGCGTCATATCGTTGTTGATGGTCTGGATCGGGCCACCTCCGGGGCCTGACAGTTCGCGCTTGTCAGCCAAGCCCAGATCGCGGGCGATGATGGATGCGTTCAACAGATCGGCCGATGCGCCCTCAAACTTCTGTGCATAGATGATGGCTTCAACTTGCTTGATCACCGGTTGCAGATCATCGCGGTTCTTGCGCCAGTCGATCCAAGTTTCATTGGATATGTCGAGGAAAACGCACATTGCGCCAATGGTCATGGCCCGCATCTTGGCAACAGGTTCCTGCGTCACAGCACCTTGATGCGCGAAGGCCTTCATTTCCCAAAGCGGGTTATCCCGGTTCCATTCGAAATATTCGCAGCAGGACGACCAGAGTAATTCCGCAGAGGCCATCTTGAGGGCTGGCCCGGAGTGGATGCTGCGAGACTTCCAAAGTTGGTTTCCGATTGGGAAGGGAATGAAATTGGTGTTGCCCTTTTTAGCGCCACCTTTGGCCTTAGCGGCCTGTGCCCGCGTTGGCGTTTGCCCGGCCCCGCCGCCCCTTGGCTTGCGTGCGGTCATTGACTGATACCTCTTGAATGGCTTGCGCAGTTGCATTGCCGTGGGGTGCTATCGCGGTCCCGGCCTGCGCTCCCCCAGGATGTTCTGTCGCCAAGCGTGGCGATTACTGACCGGGATTGCCACGCAAGATACACGATCTTGATCACAACGCAACCCCTTGTTGTTTTTGCAACCGGGAAACATGCATCTTGACCTCCTTGCCGCCCAAGATCGGGATGATGAATTTGGCGATGGAACCAGAGATTTCAGCCACGTCCACCACCCATCCGGCCATGAAACCATCGCGGATTGTGGCCCGGTCTTGGGGATGGATTGTGCGTGCCGCAGTGGCGCTGCGCTTCATTTCCTCAAGGCGCGTCGGGATGGATTGCATGTCCGCCATGGTTTCATCGGTGATTGGCGCAGGTTCGCCGTTGATCGAGATGACGCGGAGTGCGTGCCGTGAATAGCGGATGGCTGGCCAGTTGGGGTGATGTTCGAAGCGAGCGAACAGGTATCCCGGTGCGATGCGGCGCTGATACAGCTCCTTGCGCTTGCGATGCCGATTGATGCGCCAAGCTGTTTCGGTTGGATACCAACTCTCAACACCATTGGCCAAGAGCCATGCCTGCGCCTTAGCCTCGCCTTGCGGCATGGTCAGCAGGGCATACCAGCATGGGGGCAATGGCGGGCCGCTGATGATGGCTTGGCGCGCCGCGATGGGGAAGGTGTCGCCAATGCGAAAGGATGGCTCAGCTACAGTTGCCCGCCATCCTTTGAGGAAGCTTGATTGGTCTGTCATGGTGCGGCCCTGTCCGGGTCGCGTCGGGGTTTGGCATTACCACGATAGCGCAGTTGCGCCCGGTGCCGCAAGGGGTGGTGAAATGGGTGCCAAACTTAGCAAATAGCAAATAGTGCAAATAGTGAACACCATAGGTCTGTAGGTGTTGGTGTGAGTGTACATACTGTTTACACTCTCGCTACTATTTAATCTATTTAACTATTTACTACCTTAACCCATTGTATTTGTTGAGTAGCAAATAGTAGCAAATAGTGACCATATCATTGAGAATTTCACTTTTCGGCTTGGATTATTCAAGAAACTGCACCTTATGCTCACTATTTGCTCAGGTTGTAACTATTTGCCCTCATGAAAAGACCGCCCGAAGGCGGTCCAATCAGTCTTGGTCTTGCAGATATTTTCGGTGAAAGACACGGCTTCCGGGCTTCTTGCTGTCTGTCTTGCTGCGGAAAATGACGCCACCGTCAAGCAGGCCTGCGATGATCTCTTCAAAGTCGCGCTTGCGAATTGCGCGCATGTCGTTGTTCAGTTTCCCTTGCAGGATGCCATCCTTTCCAGCGGCCTCAATGCGCCGCTCGACTGCGTTCACATCGCGCTCATATTGGTTATCTGCGATGTGAGAGGCGATGTTGGCAATCATGGATGTGGCTGACCAGCGGGCCAAGGCGTGGCCAATGGCAAAGTCTGCATCGGTGATCTTGGGCGCGACTGGGTCAACCCCGACGGCGCTGATCAGGGCTATCTTGTAGGCGTTTTCAGCAACGCGTCGCAAGATGGCAGAGCCGCCCTTGACGCCGTTCGCCTCGGCATATTCGGCACATGATGTCATGGTGCGAATGAGCGACTGCCGGGCTTTTTCCGCGCCCGCCGACATTTCGGCTTGACATATCTGGGCAATGCCAAGATTGCCGCGCACCCGGCTTCCGACAGCGTTGGCGACACCTTCCATGGCATCCACAATTTCAGATTGAAAGCGCATGTCTGGGTCTTTCGGTCCGCTCTTTCCGATTGGAAAAATCAGGTAGCGGGCGATTGATCCATCCTCCATTGCAGATGACCCGAAGGCGTCCCAGAACTGATCTGGCGTCGCCATGCCGAATAAGCATAGGTGGGGGCTGTCGATTGGGTCTGGTGGGTTCGTGGCATAGGCCGTGCCGGTAAAGAGGGTGTTTGCCGCCGAATAGAGGGCGGTAAACTCGGTGATGATCTGCTTGGAGTGCGACCCTGCACCGGGCGCGCCGATCTGCTTCAGCATGTGCCCGAACTCATCCAGAAAGCAGACCTTCGGGGTGTTGCCGCTGAGCATTTTCAGCAGACCTGACCCTGATGCGATGCGATCAGATCCGATGATGTTGGTCATTTTGGCAAGGGTCAGGAGTTCTTTGGCAGGGCTTACAAGGCTTGTCTTGCCAGAACCGGACCCTCCAAGGGCGACGGTGTAGACGTTGGTGCGCAGGTTGGTTTCAGTGCGGTAAGCCCGGCCCATGATCGCGCCAAGCAGGGGGATAGCCACGGCTATAGCCCCAGCCTCGGTGGCAGTTGGAGAGGCTGCGTCGATAAAGTCGGCAAGCTGCCCCAAGAGGCCGGGGCACCCCCTCACGATCGAGGATATTGGGAATGATCCTGGGTCTTTCGGGATGAGGCGCTCAAACTCGGCCGATGTTGGCATGATGGCCTCTTGGTATTTCCGCCGGGCAGAACCGGTTGGGAATGATGGCATGGCTTGCCAGAGGTCACGCATAGGGGTTTGGGTTTCGGTGATTTCCTTGATGGCATCGGAAATGGCTTCCTCTCGGCTTTTATCCCCGCGCCGCTCGAAACTGGACCAGATTGCATCCACAACCTTTTGCATCTCGGTCGGATCGAATGGGGGTTCATCATCCATCGGGAAGGCCCGCGGCGTGGCCATACCTGCGGTCAAGCCGGATGCGATGGTCCCGGCTGTCTTGGCAGGGTTTGGCCAGTGCGATGCAGCTTCGGACAGAGCTGCGGCCATGTCGTCACGATCTGCCAGCCCTGCCCCGACGATCTGCCCGATGTTGAATGCGGCGGCGTTCAGGGTGTTGTTGCGGGTGCCGTCGGGTGCATTTGCCACCACGCCCAACTCTTGCGCAATGGCAGTCTGGCAATAGGCCAAGACACGCGGATCGGCTGTGCGCACGGTGACGGTAGCCGATGACGATTGGCGCTCTGGCACATGTGGCTTAGCTGATAAAAGCCAATCTGGGGCCGGGGCCGGGTCGTCATCGGTCTGAAAGCTGTAGACCGCACCCTCAAAGATGGATGGCTCCAGCACAATGTAGCCCTTGTGCTTTATGTCCACGAATTTGCACAAGTGGGCCGGGAAGTCTGTGGTTTGGGGGGCGGTAAAGATGTAATGGGTTCCGCCCCGCGCCGATTGCTGGACGAGGGTTGTGGGCAGATCACGGCCTGCAATGAATGAGGCCCACTCGCATTCCGGACGGTAGGTGTCGGCGTCCACACAGACCAGCCCGGAATGAATGAGGGACAGGCCAATGTTGGCATTGGGTGTGACACGCCACCAGTTGGTGATCTTTTGCAGATCGGTGGTGGCGTCGAGAAACCCGCGCCCACCCATGCGCTTGCTGATCAGGGGTTCTTTCGATTCTGGCAGAAGGGGGAAGACGGCCCAGCCGCGCTTGGCATATTCGACTGCGGCTGCGCCGAGGGGTGAAAGGTCTGGTGTTGTCAGCATTGAATTGCCGTTTCTCTGTTTGCGTCACCGCCCCACTGGTCGGCCATCGCAGCGGCAATTCCGGGGAAAGTTTCGCTACGAAGCCGGGCGCGGTCCGGGCCGGGGCTTGCTCTGTGGATTCTTGACCAACGCGCGTGTTCCTGCGGGGCGTCGATCTTGCGCGGCGGCGTCAGCCTTTGAGTTGGCCGCAATGGGGCGATACCCCGAAGATAAAGCCCCGTGGCCTTAAACGCAGCATCCCCAAACCACCACGGCTGCACTGTTTGGGTGGCGGGCTGATAGTTGTCGATCAATGCCTTCGCGTATTTGTGCATGACCGGATTTTCAACCGCGACACGCTCAATCGGGGCATTCCAGACCGCCGAAAACAGCGCAGCACCTTCTACCAATTCGGCCTGCATTTCGTCCCGAGTGCGACCGGGCGGAGGGGCGTTTAGCCACCTGACACCAGAGTTGCAAAGGCGGGTGCAGGGTGGGTGAAAGACTGCGAGCAAATCCCATCCCATGTGCATTACGTCGCGCACGTCGCCGATGATATGGCGGTTGCTGCCATCTTCACACGGCTGCATGTCGCATGACCATGCATCATGCCCCAGCGCAGAAAAAGCACGCCGGACAACACCAGAGAGTTCACATCCAATCAAAACGCGCATCTAAAACGGCACCGCGTCGTCGGCCATGCGGCGCAGCTCGGCGCAGGATGCGGTAAACATGGTCTGGCAGAATTTATCCCATTCTAGCCCGGTCAGTTTGGCAAGGTCGGTTTTGCCGATCCGGTCAAGATATGCCCCCGCCTCTTCGCCGCCTTTTGCGGATGCGATTTCTTCGGATGGTGTCAGGGCTGGGCCAGCGGTCATAAAAAGCCTCGCGCAATCGGTGCTGCATGTCTGCACCATAGGTTTTCCGGTCAAGTAGATGGTGACGGCCCCGCCCTCACGACGGCAGACGGCGCATGGGTATCCGATCATCTGGGCTTGCACCGTGACGCCTCCCATTTAGCAATGGCAGCGGGCGAGGCAGAGAACGCCTTTACGCGGGCGTCGGGATCATGGTCACGGACAATCGCCGGGGCAAAGCGCAGGCCGCGCCGCACCGTCATCGCGTGGACCGACTTGTGGGAGGCGCCCAAATGGGCGGCGGCCTGCGCGGCTGTCATGCCAGCTTTGGCACAACGCTCGTAATCCGTGAATGTCAGGGCGCGGTAAACGGTCACGCTGCCACCTCTTGCCGTGCATCGCCGCGTGTGCGGGTGACGCGCCACCAGTCGCCTTCCTTGCGCACCACCGCTTCGGTCGGAATGCGCACCTCTGCCTGCCTTTCCAGCGCGTCCGCCACCGTTGCGGGTGGCGTGGTCCCGGCGTTCTGATGCCACCATGTCACGGCCTTTTGGCGCGCAAACCCGACATGCTCCAAGCAGACAAACTCTTTGACCACGCGCGATCCAACCAGATAATCGGCTCGCAGCGATGCCTTGCCGTCCTTGCTGTGGCGCGTCAACGCGAAGTCACGCACGGGTTGCCAATCGTCAACGGCGGTCAGGTTCATGATGGCGTCGGTGCTGCTTTCGCGCTCGATCTTGGGTTCAGGCTCCGGGAAAACATGGCCGCAATCGACACATTCGCGCGCGCCAATCCAGAGGATCGAGTCGCACTGAGGGCACGTCTTGGCCGGGGCGGTGGCGATTTCCCCCTCCAACTTATTGCCGGACTTGGCGCTACCCTCTGTGGCGGACACGGCGTCAACCGGCCCGTGGCGGGCGACGTTACCAGCATAGTCCAGCACTAGACCATTCTCTTTGCCGGGGGCTATCCGCATGGCACGGCCCGCCATCTGCATGTAAAGGCCAAGTGATTTTGTGGGCCGCAGGAATGCCAGAAGGTCGGTCGCGGGTGCGTCAAACCCGGTCGTCAGGACGTTGACATTGGTCAGCGCCCGGATGCGACCGGCTTTGAAATCCTCCAGAATGCGCGCCCGCTCCATCGCTGGGGTTTCCCCCGTCACCAGATCGGCCGGGATGCCCTGGCGGATCAACTCGGCTTTGACGGCGGAAGCGTGGTCAACTGAAATGCAGAACAAAAGCCATGATCGGCGGTCTTGCCCCAAGGCGATGATTTCTGACACGGCGGCCCGCGTCACGTCATCCTTGTTGAACCGGTCGTTCATCTCGCCTTCGACAAAATCCCCGGCACGGGTGTGCAGTCCGGTCGTGTCGAAAACGAAACCGGGGCGCTTGCTGATCAGGGGCGCAAGATATCCGCGCGTGACCAGCATGGGGATTGGAATGTCATAAGCGATACCGTCAAAGATTGCGCCCTGCCCCCGATCCAGCCGCCCGCTATCCAGCCGGAACGGCGTTGCGGTCAAGCCAATGACCTTTAAATTTGGATTGGTCAGGCGCAGCCCTTCGATGAATTTCTGATAGAGCGTGTCACCGGACCGGGGGATCAGATGGGCTTCGTCCACAATCAGAATGTCGATATGGCCAAAGCTATCTGCTTTCTTGGCAACGGACTGGATGCCCGCGAAGGTCACCTGTCGCATCTGCCTGCGGCCAAGGCCCGCCGAATAGATGCCAGCCGGGGCATTGGGCCAAAGGCGCAACAGGGCGGCATAGTTTTGAGCAATCAACTCTTTGACGTGGGTGGCCATGATGATCCGCGTGTCACCATAGTCAGCGATGGCGCGGCGGATGAATTCGGCCAGAATGACAGACTTCCCGGCCCCAGTTGGGGCAACAACCAATGGGTTGCCCTTTGCCGCGCCGAACCACGAATACAGCCCGTCGATGGCTGCTGATTGGTAATCTCGAAGCTGCATCATGCCGCCACCTCATTTTCCTGATCTGTCAGGAAGTCGAAAAGCGACGGCATGTCCAAGCGGCGGGAAGCGCCTTCGACATACTTCAACCCGTCCAAGAAATAGGTCTTGTTCAACTCCACGCCGATGCCTTTGCGCTTCAATTTCAGGGCGCGGAAAGGCACTGTCATTAGGCCGCCGAATGGGTCAAAGACGGTTTCACCTTCTTCGGTGTATTGGGCGATGGCCCGGTCAACGATGTCGTATTGCAGCGGGCAGAGGTGCAGTTCGTTGCCAGCGCGCTCCTGTTCGGCATTGATGGTTATCATGCGCGCAACATCTGTCCACACGTCCGGGTGCAGGGTGTGGGGCGGCAACAGCATAAAGGTTGGCGGCAAGCGACCGTGCATTTCAAGGTGTTCGCCGATCTTGACGTGGTGCTCAAAATCGTAGACCTCGGACAGACTGAACCGCTTCCAAGTCTGATAGACGACGCTGGCCTCCAGCCCGTCCAGTTCTTCCGGCTTAAGCGTGCGGTTGCCATTGGACCGGGTAAAGCCAGCCGCGTCCATCTGCCAGCGCGCGCGGGAATACCCGGCCTCGTTGCGCCAATTCTTCTCCTCGGGGTTCCATTCCTTTTTGGCTTTTGTCACCTTGCGGTCCGCATAGCCATCGCTGCGGTCTGATGGTGGCTTGCGGAAAATCAGCAGATATTCCGGCGTGCCGACGCCCATGCGAGTGCCGTCCTTGCATTGCTCGGTCCAGCCCAGCCGATAGGTCTGGTTGTTTTCGCGCACAACGTCGGTGACGATGGTTTTCATGCCCAGATAGGCAAAGCCGAACTTCTGGAATTGGGCGATACAGTCGCAATGCAGGGTGGACAGGGTTTGAAAGCCAAGGCCATTGATGCCGCCGGGGATGATCCGATCTTTGACGTGGATAGCGGCGATCCGGCCTGGCTCCAGCACGCGGAACAGCTCTGGGATCAGATAGCCCATCTGTTGCCAGAAATGCGCGTCGTCATCGGTATGGCCGAAGTCGGCAAAGTTCGGGCTATATTCGTATTGGGTCGAGAATGGAATTGAGGTGACGACAAGCTGCACCGATCCTTGGGCCATGCGCTTTGTCTCTTTGACGCAATCGTTATGCACCACCCTGTAACCGGGGCCGGTCGCCTCGATCCGCTCAACACCCATGGCGCGCAAAAGCTGCTGCTGCATGGCGATTTCTGCCAGTCCATATTCCCGCACAATACCTACCATCCGCGCCACCATTTCGTTGTGTTGTTGCCATTTCCGTTCAAGTGCACGCTTCACGCTGCGCTCCGCTTCGGTGTAGATCATGTCAATCCGCACGGACGGGGCTTCCTGCCCAAACCGCCGCAGACGGTGAACCGCTTGAATAAAGTCATTGAATTTGAAGCCGATGCCCAAGAAAATTGACCATGCGCAATGGCGTTGCAGGTTCGTGCCGCTGCCAAGCATGACAGGCTTTGCGCCGATTTCAGGAATGCGACCGTCCGCGAAATCGCCAATGATGCGCTCGCGCTCGTCAAGGTCCATATTGCCAAAGACAGTTGCGCAGTCTGGCAGCGCGCGCTCAATGCCTTCGCGCTCGCGCTCCAGGTCGTGCCAGATGATCCGGTGCGCTGTCAGATCTTCGCTGCGCAGTTCCATCATCTTTTCAAGACGGGCGGGCAGGCTTTCGCGCTTTTCCTTGGCAGCGCCGGACAGATCGACGGCGGCGTCACGGATCAATCGACCCTGCCCGCCTTTTTCATTTCCGGCCGATTTGGCATGGTCCACTGGCAATTCGTGCCAGCGCACATCCAACGGCGGAAGGTCATAGCCATCATCGGAAAAAGCCGAGTCAAGGTCGGATGGCTTGGTGACAAACAGGGCCCATGATGCCACCCATAGCCAGAACTCGCGCTCCTTGTGAACCATCAGGGTCAGGTTGTCGGCTTTCTCACTGTTACGCTTGAAAAAGCGGGTCTTGGCCTGCGCAATGTCCATCACGTCCAGAAATCCGGCGTAGGACAGCAATTCGATATAGTCATTCGGGCTTGGGGTTGCGGTGGCGACGAACCGATATGGCACGTCCATAAAGGTGCGAATGAACGTGCGGAATGTCTTTGTGCCGCCCATGCCGCGCAACACAGCCGCCTCGTCAAGGCTGGCGCCCTCGAAGTGGCCGGGGCTGATCTTTCCGTCTCGCACGCTCTCGTAGTTGGTCAGATAGACCGCCGGGCCGTCAATTTCGGCGTCTGATTTGATGAATCTCAGATCAATGGCAAAGTCGCCAAGAAAGCGCAGGCGGGCATCTTCGAAGAACTCGCGCCGCACCCCCAAGGGTGCGACGATCAGAACGGGTTTATTGGATTTTCGCCAAATGACCCGCATAGCTTCAAGTTGGGTTGCAGTCTTGTGCAGCCCGAAAGATGCAAACCACGCGCGCCGCCCGCCGTTTAGGCCCCACGCCACCATGCGGCGGGTATGGGGTTTCAACATGGGGTTCAGGTCGGCCTCGTCCACCTCCAGCCCGCCGAACTTGGGCGCGATGGCTGCTTTGGCGCGCAAGAAGTCGGTATAAGACAAATCAGACATCGGCCAACTCCTCTGCTGTTGCGCGAATACCCATGATCAGCGCGGACATATCGATTGCGGCGCTCTTTTGAGCGGGCGTGACCAGCACGGCAGAGGTGCCATCCCGGTCTGTGTAGGACAAGGAGAACTCCTTTACCGCCATGGCCTTGACGCTTTCGGACAACAGGGATGCAGACACACACATTGCGGCATGGCCCTTGCCGGATGCCTCCATTTCGGCCCGTCCCGCGTGGATGATGCCCGCGGCTCCCTTGGCCCCCCGCATGATGACAGGTTGTCCAGCATCGGCCCGGATGATCAGGCTGCGCGCTTTGTTCGCCATGGTATCGGTGCCACAGGTGGCGACTGTGATGGCTGATGTAATTTCATCAAGGCCAGCAACAACAAACTCTTGCCAGCCGACAAAGCCATCCTTGACCCGCATGGCGTCGGGGAATGATCCTTCGATCACCTTACCCCAAGCCCGGACGGGTCCGGCCATGACGTGCCAACCGTGCTCGCAGACCATGGCGTGAACGGTTTCTGCCTTTTCTGCGATACCAAGGATGATCTGGGTTGCCGCCATGGGAAGGGTGCCACCGCCGCCGATGCCAGTCATGCCCGGCAGATGTGCATGGTGTAGCGCGTGGCCATCGGTGCCCCAAACATGCACAGAGCCATCACGCTCTTGAATATATGGGCCATTGAGGTAATAGCGCGCCTCTTCGTCGGACGCAGCGGCGGCACAAAACTTGATTGCCTGACAGAACGTGTCACGGTCAACTGCGACGGTCTCGCCTGTTGCTGGCTGATAGTTTGGAAAATCGGTCACGTCCACCGCAGACAAGACGATGCGCGACTTTCCGGCCCGCAGGGTTGCGCTGCCTTTTTCGACTTCGACTGACAAGCTGGTGGCCTTTGCCGCTGCGCAGAATGTAGTGAGCGTGGCATATGAAAATGCCACCGCACCCTCGGTCATAACTTCGGCCTGCACGTCCATTTCAAAAGTCGTGTCGGTGTCGGTGCCGATCATGGTGACCCGGTTGTCATTGGTCACCAGCTTGATGTTGAGGATGATCGGCCATGGTGACTTGGCCGGGATGACCTTCCCAGCCACGGCGAGCGCAGCGCGGAAGGCCTTCATGTCGGTGCTGAATTTCATTCTGCAGCCACCCGATGCGCGATCACTTCACCAGCGGGCGGCAGGTATTCGACAAACGAGCCGCCCTCCTTGAACGCCCCTTCCGGGGTGTACAGGCCTTCGGCCCAGCGGACCTTGGGCGCAGATGTTGCGCCGCCCTGCGACAGACGGACAAAGCCGCTGCCAATCTTGGCGTAGACCCGGTTGTCACGCAGGTAGAGCGGCACTTGGCGATAGACGCCGCTCGAATGGATAATGGCTTGCGCCTCTGGGATTGCGGTGAAGAAGTCTTTCATGGCTTTGCTCCTCAATATGCTTGCTTTTCGGTGCGAACGGTCACACCGGCGATGTTGTGATTTCCGCCGCGAATTGCCTTTTGAACGTAGGCGTCCATGAAATCGGTCAGGGCTTGGCGGTCGTTCATCCTGATCCAATTGACGCAGGCCGCGTAATCATCGACCACGGCGATGGTGACGGTGCGCAGCCCCTTCACGGTGTCCTTTGCAACCTCGCCAACATGTCGCCACGCATCCTCAGCGCGCTCAAAGGCTTCTGCGGCAACGCGCTGCGCTTCCAGATCGGTTTCAGCCTGCATCGCGGCGCGGTGCGCATCTTCGGCGGCACGTTTGGCGGCATAGGCTTCTTCGCGCGCCTTGCGTTCGGCCTCTGCCTTTTCTGCGGCCAGCTTGCGCTTGAAACTGTCAACCGCCGCAATCAGACCTTTGATGATCCGGTCCAAATCGTCTTGCGTCGGCTTCCAGCGCGCGACCTCGCCCTTCCAGGCCTCGTGCAGAGGACGGGTGCTTTCGTCGCGGGCGGTGTCGATGGCTTTGCGGGCTTCCTTCACGCCCTTGATGATCGTGTCGTAGTGCTTCATCTGGCCTTCTGTTTCGACCGACCCGCCGTCAAGCAGGGTCTCGGCTTCGGTCAAATAGTCCAGATAAGGCTCTACAGTCGTGACAATGGGGTCGGGTGGATTGTTGTGTCCGACAGGTGCAATAACATTCATTTCGCTTGCGCCTCCTGTGCGCCATCGGTCCACTCGGAACCGTCTTTCATGCGATAAGTGATGGTTTCGGATGCCTCGTCCGCGTCGATTTGCTCCCCCGCCACGAGGGTCGGCAGGTAAAGGTGAGCAGGGCAGGATTTGCCGCCACGGCTTCTCGTGGGCGTTTCCCATGGCACCTTTTCCCACGGCGCGAATTCGCCAGTGCTGTTTTGGCTTTTTACTGGCATCGACTCGTTGAACCGTGTGCAATGCCCGTCACCGTGGCTGGTGGGGGTGAAGTGCAGGCATGTCCGGCAATGCCGCCGGGCAGGCACGCCATCGTGGCAGATGGCTTTGTGATTGCAGAAACGACAGGCGAATGCGTCCGACTTGTCACTTATCCGACCGGGGGCGTCATGCGCTTCAACGATGCGCGCCACGCGGGCCTCTTGGCGTGCGGCCTCTTCAACGTCCAGCCGGATGCGCTCTGTCAGGATTTCTTCTGTGTCTTTGTTGACGCCCACATAGATGCCCCGCGCGACGTGCAGCCCTGCCATGCCAGCGTGCAACTGGTGCCAGTGTTCCGGCTTTGCCTTAAGCAGACCGTGTTTCAGGATCGCCCGGAAATCGGATGCCTTGAGGCTTTTGATTTCCAGAACGTGATCGGCCTTTGGGGCCTCAATCACGCCCGTGCATCGACCATCGGCCTTGCCGCGCAGCCATCCATCGGCAAGGGTAAATGACCATTGCTTGCCAGTCACTCCGTCGCGGTCCAGAACGTCCAGACCAGCGCGGCGCAGATCGGCCAAGACCCGATCCTCTTCGATGTTGCCGCGCTCGAAGATGCGCAGCTTGCGGCCCGTCAGGACTTCGGGCGGGCTGACCCACCGCAGGCCGTAGAACAGCGCCCGGTCGCAGGCGTCCTCTTTCTTCTCTC